ACCCGAAAAAGAAATCGAAAAAAAAGATTGACTTTTCAACGCATTTAGCGTATAATAAGACAATATGAAAATCTCTGGAGGTATAGATAATACTACCCCCAAAGAAAAACCCTTTTGCCTATGGATGAATAAATGCCTCTAAAAATTGACCGTAAGAAAGACTCCCTACTCGCAGAATACGCAGTCGGGATGTTAAAAGATTTCTACCTACTAGATTATGAAAAGAGTCCCCAAGAAGGGTTTGCAAGAGCGGCAAAGGCATGGAGTAAATATAGAGAAGAGATGGACGAAGACCTTGCGGAACGTCTCTATGAATATGTCTCTAACAAATGGTTCATGTTCGCATCTCCTGTCTTGTCAAACGCACCCAATGGTGTCAAGAAAGACAAGGGTATGCCTATCTCTTGTTTTCTTACATATGTGCCTGACACACTTGAGGGACTGATTAGTCACTCGTCAGAGTTACGTTGGTTGTCAGTCTATGGCGGTGGAGTTGGGGGACACTGGTCAGATGTGCGAACTGTTTCAGACATCGCGCCTGGCCCAATGCCGTTTCTGCATACAGTAGATGCAGACATGATTGCGTATCGTCAAGGTAAGACACGCAAGGGTTCATATGCCGCATACATGGACATCTCACATCCAGATGTTGTTGAGTTCATGAACATGCGTATTCCTACTGGTGATGTGCAACGAAAGGCACTCAACTTACATAATGCTATAAATATAACCGATGAGTTCATGCAGTGTGTGGTCGAAAACAAAGACTTTGATTTGCGTGACCCCAAAGATGATAGTGTAAAAGATACTGTCAATGCTCGTAAGTTATGGGAACGTATTCTTGAGATTCGTTTTAGAACTGGCGAACCATATTTGAACTTCATCGATACGGCAAACAATGCGTTGCCTGAACCACTAAAAGAAAAAGGACTAAAGATTCACGGGTCGAACCTGTGTAACGAGATTCATCTTCCAACATCTGCTGATAGAACCGCAGTATGTTGTTTGTCGTCTCTCAACTTAGAATACTACGATGAATGGAAAGATACGACTATTGTGCGTGACCTTGTGCGGATGCTTGATAATGTCTTGCAGTTCTTTATCGACGAAGCACCAGACACAATCGAGCGGGCCAAATACAGTGCAGAACGAGAACGCTCAATCGGACTCGGAGCAATGGGATTCCACAGTCTGCTCCAAAAACACGGAGTCGCATGGGAATCAGAAACAGCAAGAGAAATCAACCGAACAGTGTTCGAACACATCAACCGAGAAGCACACGCAGAAACGGAAAAGCTTGCTGAAGAGAGGGGTGAGTATCCTGACGGTGTTGGGTCTGGTAAAAGGAACTCGCACCTCCTCGCAATAGCACCAAACGCATCGTCTGGTATTATTCTATCAACAAGTCCTTCTATCGAACCAATGAAGGCAAACGCATACACTCATAGAACTCGTGCTGGTTCATTCTTGGTGAAGAACAAATACCTCAAAGAACTACTCGAAGAGAAGGGTGAGAACAACGATTCTAACTGGACATCTATTATTACCAAGAAGGGTTCTGTTCAACATCTGCCATTCCTCACAGAAGGTGAGAAGGCAATCTATAAGACCGCAGACGAACTTGACCAAATGTGGGTTGTTCAACATGCCGCAGAACGTCAAGAGTTTATCTGTCAAGGTCAATCAGTGAATCTGTTTTTCCCGTCTGGTGCGGAGAAGTCATATGTAAACAAGGTTCACTTTAGTGCGTGGAAGAAAGGTCTGAAAGGACTATACTACCTACGCACAGAAGCAAAACAACGGGCAGAGAACGTCTCTGAGAAAGTAGAACGTGTCGCACTTGCGGGTGATACTCGTTCTATCGTCTACGGAAAATCAGACTGTCCATACTGCTCTATGGCAAAGGAAGAATTACGTTTGCGTGGCATTCCTTTTGACTACATCGACCTGAAAGAGATTGGCAAGACCGCTCGTGAAGTGACAGGGCGAGACGTTAAAACCGTCCCACAGATTTACATCGAAGGTGAATATGTTGGCGGATATGAAGAACTTATGGAACACCTAAACAAACCATTAGAAACACAAGAAGACGATGAATGTCGTGCTTGCGAAGGATAACAAATGTCACTACTAGATTTTTCAAAAACATACAAACCATTTCTCTACCCATGGGCGGTAGAACTCTCAAAGAAACACGAAGAAGTTCACTGGGTCGAAGACGAAGCGGAACTGTCTGAGGACGTTCAAGACTGGAAGACCAAACTGACTGATGTAGAGAAGAACTTCATCACCCAAGTCTTGCGTCTGTTTACACAGTCTGATGTTCAAGTCGGTGAGAACTATCATGAACTCCTGATTCCGAAGTTCAAGAACAATGAAGTCCGTAATATGCTGTCATCGTTTGCGGGTCGTGAAGCAGTTCACCAACGTGCATATGCATTGTTGAATGACACGCTCGGTCTGCCTGATGAAGACTTTCATATGTTCCTCGAATACTCTGAGATGGCAGACAAGATTGACTTTATGAAACAAGGTGACATCAATAGTCATACTGGTCTCGCATTGTCTCTCGCACAGTCTGTATTCAACGAAGGTCTGTCAGTATTCGCATCGTTTGTGATGCTGTTGAACTTCCAACGCTTTGGTAAGATGAAGGGTATGGGAACAATCGTTGAGTGGTCTATTCGTGACGAGACTCTGCATGTGCAAGGTAATGCAAAACTGTTCCGTGAGTTCTGTGAAGAACATCCACGCATCGTCAATGACGAACTGAAATCTAAAATCTATCAGATGGCCAAAGATGTGGTCAAACTGGAAGACCGATTCATCAAACTGGCATTTGATGGTATGGAGATGGAAGGTCTGGCTGAAGAAGATGTAAAACAATATATTCGTCACATCGCAGACCGTAGACTTCTACAACTTGGTATGAAACCAAAGTTTGGTGTCAAGGACAATCCACTACCATGGCTTGACTGGGTATTGAATGGTGCATCTCATGACAACTTCTTCGAGAAACGTGTCACAGAATACTCTGTAAATGGTATGGAAGGCGACTGGGGTTGGGATGAGGTCGCCGCATAATGGAAGAAGCATACGAACTTGAATGTGACGTATGTGAAAGTGTAGTAGAGGTTATCGTGTATGATAACTCCGAAGAACCACAATATTGTCCCATGTGTGGAACAGCTATATCATAAACCTATATACCTTCATGTGGATATATGAAGGCAAAGAGTTTGAACCAGAGGACGAGTTCTTGGAGGAATACCAAGGATTCGTCTACTGTCTTACCGAAGTTTCTACGGGTAAGAAGTATATCGGTAAGAAGTTCTTCTGGAAACCGAAGACCCTTCCTGTTACGAAAACAAGAAAAAGACGTAAGAAAACAAGAGTTCAATCTAACTGGCGAGACTACTATGGTTCGTCCGAAGCAGTAAAAACACTTGTAGAGGGTGGTCAGGCGTTCCATAGAGAGGTTCTCAGACTGTGCCGCACTAAGGGTGAGTGTTCATACTATGAAGCGAAACTACAATTTCAATATGATGTGTTACTAAGAGACGATTATTATAATGAGTTCATTGGCTGTAAAATCCATTCCAAACATCTTAAATCGTAGTATACTTGATAGAGAAATCTATTGGTATGACAATGAACATACCCATCATGCTAACAGAGATATAGGAATTCTTACTAATAGATGGAAACATCTGTTGCGTCATAACGGTGCGGTAAAGGGTAATCTGGTTACTATATCAATGTTTACTGTTGATATGATACATGTCAGTGCTATATTTGCATGTGCTGAGATGGGACTAAAGATTATTATTCTAGATAGTCCTGCCACAAAAGAGTCTCTCCCATATACAAAACTGGCATTACACGGGCCATCAGATTTCTATCTACATCATGATGATAATTATATGTTCGCATATGGTGGACTTCATGGCGAGATGTTGAGAAGGTATGGCGGCAAGTCCGTAAGCGTAGAAGACCTTGATGACATGCCATTCGAAGACCTTGTGACTGATGAAGTCTATCCCGATGACCCACTGTTGATGAGTTCAACATCAGGCACAACTAAACCCTCCCGACCCGTATTGTTTTCACACAAAGAAGTGATGACAATATCTCGTAGAAATGTGGACATATTCAAGTTTGATGAGAACTCCAAGGTCGTTCACTCCAGAAATCTACACCACGCATCCGCAATGTTGACATCATTGATACCGTCTCTAATGGCATCCAATCATCATCTTACATTTCCGTTAAGTCACGACAATCCTATAACAGAACATCGTCGTGATATGGGTTTCTATAGGAGATTGCGAGAAGACGAATATACACATATCATGATTGCGAACAAACATACTCTGATGGATTTCTTAGAGACATATCAAGCACCATTCAAATCAAAACTTCATATCAACATGTGTGGGTTTGCTCTTGACCAATCATTCGTGGAACTAGCAGAAAAATATAATGTTAGTTTTCATTCTCATTATGGGTCAATTGATACCGCAATCCCACTATTGGTAAACTTTGTTGATAAGGATAGTGTGGTCAAGGATAATAGTCTTGGTATCTTACCAGATGACTTCTATCGGTTTGACGGTAAAGAGGTTCGGTGTGAACTCTGGGACGAACCTAGATATATCGAAGACCAATTGAAATATGAAGATGGTGAGTTCTTTATCAAACCACGTAAGGAAAATACAGGCAGATATATTATGGAGATTACTCGTGGTCTTGATATTGATATAGACCTATTCTTTCAAGATACCAAACTAAACTACGAACAACTTCGAGGACACATACAGGAGGTAAAGAAAAAATATGATAAGTCGTGAAATAATCAATAAGGATATAACATATCGAAAATTTGTTATTGGTGAAAAGTATGATTATAACGCTCTTTGTGAAAAAATAAATCAAGCAAAGAATGTTCTCATTGACCACGGTGTCCAACGAGAAAGTCTTGTTACTGTCATTGACTTAACAGTAACAATCAACTATCTAGCGTTTGTGTTCGCAACCCTTGAGTTAGGATGTGTTTTACATACACCTAATGATGATATGTGGTCAGAAAATACCAGATACGATATGTTTAACTCGTTTCAAGAATATGCTTTAAGAACTGATAAGTGGAAAATGACTTCAGCCTTTGTAGTATCTGCACTAGATGAAGAGATTGCCTCTGGTGTTAAGAAAATAGATATTGGCGGTTTTTTTGGAAGAGACTTAATGAGACTACTGCCACAAGAACACATCTCGTTTTCAAAGATTGACGAATATGGCAGTGAACCAAACCAACCTTGGGAAGTATATCCAGATACTTTGTGTTGTATGACTACAGGTGATTGGAACAAGGGTGTGGGTTGGATGCCTAAGTTTCATACCCATGAAGAGGTGTTAAACAAGTCAAAACAAGTCATCGACATCTTTGGTTATAGAAATAAGAATGTCGGACTTACAAAGAATCATGGACATATGTCTGCATTCGAACTATTGATTATTCCTAGTATGATGTCGGCTAAAGGCGTATTTGAATTACCTTTACCAGATAAAGATTATGGTGGAACTATGTCAGTTATCCTACCTATTGTTGAGAGGTCACTCATAAGAGATAAGATTGACGTATTATTTGGTTTTGATGATAAGATTCATCATAGTATAAAAATACCCTCAACCACAAAGGTTTTGAGATATGATGGACACATTTATGGTGATATGGAGTCTTTACCTAAACTTTTATAAAAAAAGTGCTTGACAATTCCTGTTCTATGTCGTAGTATGAAGTATAAGTTGAGTTAGAAAGGAATTGAAAATGACTGCACAAAATATTAGTCTTCACCAACAAGTTGAGTTCGTTAATTACTGTGAAATGTTTTACGGTGAAGGTCAGATGTATGCTACTCGTGACCATGCAACTCGTGACCAGATTTGGGGTGCGATGTTGACCTACTTGCAAGGCAACGATGAGCGTTTCTTCTATGAAGGTGGAACGCATCGGTGGGGCGGTGGTGACACCATTGACCGTGAGATTGTTGCTGAAATTCTTATCAATGACTACGGTGTTGACCTCTACTAGAAAGGATTAGATTATGATACGTCAAAACAATGATACTGGATATGTTCTCAACCTAGATGGCCCCGAAGGCAATGCGTTTGTCCTTCTGGGCGCTGCGTCTAATCTGTGTCGCCAACTTGATTACAATAAAGATGAAGTTATGGCAGACTTACAGGCGGGTGACTACAATCATCTGTTGAAAACCTTCGAAGAATACTTCGGGCCTTTTGTTACTTTAGAAACAAATAATCCTGAATATTTGGCACTTTTTGCTTGACATTCTTTGCGGGATGTCGTAATATAATAGTATAGTTAAGAGAGAGGAAACAAACTATGGCTTATGTATCACAAGAGATGAAAAAAGAGTTAGCGCCTGGCATCAAGGCAGTTCTCAAGAAGTATGGTATGAAAGGTTCTATCAGCATCAATCACCACAGTTCTTTGGTTGTGACCCTGCAACAAGGGACTCTGAACTTTGAAGGTCTTGACGCTCGTGGTGAACGGATTTTCTACGAAGCAACTGATGGTCGTTTCTATAGTCAAGTCAATACCTATCACATTGACAAGTTCTATAGCGGGATGACTGCTGACTTTCTGAACGAACTGGTTGCCGCTATGAAAGGCAAAACAAGTCGTGGTGAGTGGTATAACAAGACCGACATCATGACTGACTACTTTGACATTGCATACTATGTAAACGTCAATGTAGGCAAGTTTGACAAAGGTTATATTCAAACGGGTGAGGAGGCAATCGCCGCATGACCGATATGGAACAAGCAACCTTCATTCGTGAGAAACGGGCCGCCATACTTCAGTTCTTGGAGTTGGCGGAACGTGACCTAAAGAAAGCAGAGAAACGTGGCAATAAAGAAGGTGTTGCCACTTACACTTTTCTGGTCACCGAATATGAAACAATGTTAGAGGAGTTCGACGAACACTATGGTTTATAAACCATTTGATGAAATCGTAGAAACACTTGGTGATTATCTTCTCACTCGTTCCGACTATCCTGACGGAGACGGATTTGACAAGAATTGGTTTGAAATTTTTCGTTACGTAAACGGAGACTATATAAGTATTCATACCATATCAGGTTTCTCATATAGTTATTCTGGTGTGCGTGAATATTTTACGAATTATGTGTGTAAACTACATAATGAAGAAACTTAAAAGACTATATAATACTATAAGAGGAAATGATGCAACTAGAAGTTTTTGAAATCTTCGAGCGATTTTCACAACTGAAAACTCGCAAAGAAAAAATTGAATATCTTAGAGAACAGGGTAATGAAGTCCCTGCTATAAAAGATGTTGTTCGCGGCGCATTCGATGACCGCCTTGAATTTATCCTTCCCGAAGGTAAACCACCCTATACACCTAACCGACCAGAAAGTGTTCCGTCTTCGCTGCGACAAAAACACCGTGAGTTTGGTAATTTTGTGAAGGGTGCTAGGTCTAGTGCGATGAGACAATACCAAATCGAAAATCAATTCATTCAGATGTTAGAAGCCATCCATCCAGATGATGCGCTCATCGTTCTGAATATGGTCGCTAAGAAAGCGCCCTACAAAGGTTTGACTAAAAAGATTGTAGAGGAGGCGTTTCCGAAACTACTATCTTAACTTTCGTTATGTTCTTATCAACTCTAACAACAAGGAGCAATTATGCCAAGAAACCAAATAGAGAGATTGAAGAACGACAGTCGAGAACTCGACAACTACATTCACCGACTTCGCAAAAAGGGCCGCACTAGCCTTGCTCACAAGATGTCAGCGAAAAAAGAGTTTCTCAATCAAACTATTGCCGAATACGAAAGTTCAATTCTAGCATAAAGGTAGGTGGTCAAGTATCTCGTTGGGGGTGCTAGTCACCCTCAACGTTACTTGGAGATATAAATGCCGACATATACAATGATGCATAAAGAAACAGGAGAAGAAAAAAACATCTTCTGTTCTTATGAAGAATCCCTAAAATTCATTGAAGAAAACCCTGACTGGTCACGAGTGATTAGTGCGCCTGCACTTATTTCATCAACAGGTAATGTAATCAACAAAACATCGGGTGACTGGAAAGACCTGATGAAGAACATTGAAAAAGGTTCTGGTAAAGGGAATACTATCAAGACATGACTATGAAACGTCTGAAAATAGATGGTCTTCTGTCTTATGAACCTATCACAAAAAATCAAGAAATCGCATACGAGCAATGGGACGAGGGCGACCATCTCGTTCTCTGTGGTTCTGCTGGGACAGGTAAAACATTCATCGGAATGTATCTTGCGTTACAAGATGTTCTGGATAAACAATACGACCAAGACAAACTTGTTATTGTAAGAAGTGTTGTTCCGACACGAGAGATGGGTTATCTGCCAGGCTCTATTGAAGAGAAGGTGGACGCATACACCGCACCATACAGAGCAATCGCAACCGAACTCTTTAACGAGA